TGAATGCTTGGAATAGCATCAGGGAACGGATTGAGGCCGAAGTAAGCAAAGGCGTCCGTCATGTCGTGGTGGCGGTTCAGCTTGGGGTCAACAATTCCCCCGGCCTTTTTCCAAGCTTGTATAGAGCGGTCAGAAATAGAGAGAACGCAATAATCACCTTTTGCCGGTTTGAACGTCACCCAAAAGTTGCCAGCGCCATAGTATTGAATCGGCACATCATTAATTACAGGCAGCAGGTACGAATCCTGATCACCTTCGCGCTTGCCTCTCAATACTGGCTGAACGTCAACGCTATTGCGGTCGATATTTACCGCAACAACTTGAGCGGGCATATTGGTGCGAAGCAGTAGCGAGTTACTGTCAAACTGCATCGCAAACGCAACCGCCGGAGTTAGTTCTGATCTATCTGTCATAGCTTCTGCACTTCACTTGAGAGGAAAATTGCCCACCGAAATTGTCGCCAACAAAGCGCACCGTTTCAACAATGTTCAACCCGTTGGCCTGAGCTGGTAATTGCTCCGTTGGTTTTGTTTTCGATTTAACAAAATTGCTCGATTGAATATCGACCAGCTTATTTGGCCGAATCTCTGGATTTAGCTGCGAGACAAAATCAACGCCTTTCTCGGATATCTGCGGGAATTCCAGCAGGCCGGTTTCCTGACTGACCTTTATTACCTCATTATCGACCGGTTCACCCTGGCTAACGATGACAACCTCGTCATCTTGAATAGACCATTCCAGCCCATAATCCTTTGTGATTTTATTCAGCAAGTCTTTGGTTTTGCCGTCAATAGATAGGCCGCCATCCAGCGAGCCTTTTAGCTTATCGAGAACGCCCTTAGATGCCAGCCCTAGCGAGCTTGTCAGATCGTTTAGAACGTCACGAATACTAACCCCTTCGCGATAGCTTTTTGTAAAGGAGGCGGTCAGATATTGCTTTGCACCATCGCCCCATTTTATGTTTGTTGTCCAATCAGTGCCGGGTTTTCGGCTGTTGACCAAATTAATATCGCCAACGGCAATCAGGGCAAAAAATCCGTCATAACCGGCAAACACTTCAATCTTACCGCCTTCGGTTATTTTGTTGCGCGTAGTTTCAGAAAGATTGTAAATCGTACATTCGCCATCATTCGGCTGGCTGTCCTTGGTCGAAAAAATATTGAACGACATATCAAGGCGGCGACCTGTTGAATCACTAACCGGTGACAGGTCAATGCGCTCTGATTCGGTGGTGATTACCGCATAGCAGTCAGGATTAAACAGCCTCAAGTTTCAACGCCTCACGTAATTCCTGAACTTCGTCGATTGGGTAATAGTTCAACTGCCACCGATTGCCAATTCCTTTAAATTCAGGGTCAAGGTTGCCGCCCTCGACATCAAACAAGACGAAACCGCCGAACTTATAAGCGTATGGCCACATCAAATCAGTGCCACCAACAATGCGGACGGCTTTAATATCAAAAAGATCGTTGGACAAATCCATTGACCAAAAACCGTCAGTATCCCTGCCGGCCTTTATTGCGTCAGAATATTCAGTCCAATAAACCCGCATCCTTGTCGGGTATCCGTCAAGCTCAATGCGAATTGTGTACTCAGCAGATTCGATTAAAGGAATAACCACACTCATAAAAACCACCCGCCCAATATTGAACTTTTCTTTTCTGGCTCAGTGTCAGGTTGCGGCTGCTTTTTGCCCGCATCAATAGCCGGTGCATTCTTGCGCCTACCTTCGTCATCCTTGCCGCTATCAGCCTCTGGCACAAGCTCGCTTACCGTCTCGATGATATCAATATGGGAAAGCGTTGCAGAGAACGACAAAACCGTATTGTTTGACGTTGACCGGTCAATAACCAGAGACCCATCAAAAAACATAGATTCATAAGTGCCAAGCGATGTCACGACGTCGAAAGGCTCTCGTGCCAATCTAATCTGGTCGATCTTTGCGAGCTTTTCCTGCCAGCTATCGCCCAACAAATCGCTTTTGATAATCCCGCTCATAGAAACGGAGTCCGGTAATATCATCACGCCATCGGTAACAGTTGCACCGCCTTCGATAGCTCTGCGGGTTATTTGCTGTTGCCTTGAATGGGTCTCGCTGATTGTCACATCAATAGGGATAACCGATATCGAGTTGAACTGACTGCCAAACAGCGTATTAAGCAGATTATTATTGAATATCAGCGCCATTATCTGACAATCCCCGTGCTGTTATCGCGCACCGCCGCCGCATTGCTCTCATTCATGCGCTTGTCAATCGCCTCGTTGAGCTGTGAGGCATCCATTCCGGTGGCGTCAATCTGAATGTTTGCAGTGCTATTGTTTGTGGTGTTGTTTGTCGTCCCTCCGGCCATAGAGGTTTCAGGGCTGCCGAATCCGAAGCCGCCAAGATTGAAACCGCCAATACTCAATCCGCTAATCAGGCTGCCAATACTTGCGAGCTTTTCAGTTATCCAGTCGAGTGCTCGCGTTGGAAGATTGCCGAGCCATTGCGCCAATGACTTCACCTTGCCAACCATCGCACCAAGGACTGTATTCGCCTTATCGCCATGTTTTGCAAACGTGTAAATATCATTAATTATCAAAGTCCACGCCGTTGCAAGCAGACCAATAGCGGCAATAATTCCGAGAATAGGCCAAGTTACCCCAAGAACAGCCAAACCCATTGCGGTGAGTTTTATGGTTATTGCTGTAATTGCCACGCCTGCTATCGCAAGAGCGGAGGGAAGCACAACAGAAAACACACTTATTATTGTCTGCGCAAGCTCTTTGTTTTCTGTAGTCCAATCAACAAAGGCGTCAATTATTGGCTTTATGGCTTTCCCGAGAAGTGCGCCAAGTTGTTTTGATGCCGTCCCGAAAACAGTGGTTAATTTTGCAAAAGACCGATCAAACGCAACGGCGGCCTCCTCATTTTCGGCTGTCAGAAAATTTAGCTTTGTGTAGCTGTCGATTAAATCTTGCAGTTCTTGATCCTGAGAGCGCAGCAACCCGATAAACTTGTTGGCCTCGCCACCCATAAGAATATCGGCAGCGCTCACCGCTTTTTGCTGGTCTTCCAATTGCTTCGCGGCGTTTAGAATCTCGAAAAACTGTTGCTCTGGCTTCAGCTTCCGCAACTGCTCAAATTCAAGCCCGAGTATTGCGGTCGCCTCTTTTACGGCGGTAATTTCCTCAAGCCCTTTTGATTCGCCAAGCTTGTTGTTTAGCTCCTCAACCAGATCAACAACATTATCTGTATTGAGTCCGGCTTCCTTTGCAATCATGCCGTAGGCATTCAGCGCCTCAGTGGAAATACCAACCGCATCAGCCATGCGCTTCTGTTCGGCGGTCATCTTATTGGTGACAACTGTAAACCCGGCAACAGCAGCCGCAGCAACGCCCAGCTTGGTCGCTGCGCTTGCCACTCGCTCATATTGCTTTTTGACGTTATCCAGAGCCTTGGCGCCACGCTTGAATGAGGCCTCATCAACATCAAGCCCAACAATGCCCACCAGTTCTTCGATGATTGTTTTAGCCATTCTGCTGTGACTCCATTGCTTGCGCCTTGCGGGATTCTATCTCTGAGATAACCGAGATACGTTCGATACTATCCAAAAAAAGAGGATATGACCACTGCGTCAACACCTCTCTCGGACTAACTTTGAAATGCTCGCAGACTGCAAAAACAGCCTGCGTTGAGTCGCTATAACTCGGGTTGATATAGCTGAAGTCTAAACTACGCTTGCCAACCCTGACTGTTTCACCGCCTCCATTATGGCGGAATCTTCGTTGCCCGCCAGAAGCGTAAAAAAATCAGGGAAATTAGCTTTTACCCCCGCAATCATTACCTTATTAAAAAGCAAAGGCTTGCCACGGAACGCCTCGTCAATGTCCTTTATTTCAAAGTCATCAACACACAAACCGGCACAAACTTTCTTGCCGATCTGATAAAGCAGCTTGTGGTCTTTCTCGCCTTTACCCATAGTCTGAGCAATCAGTGAAGCTACTTTGCTTTCAACTTCAAGAGCATCAGCCAAGCTCAAAAGCTCGAACTGATACTCCTTTCCGTCGATGGTAGCCTTGTCGGTAAAATCACTGGCCATTCAGAACCACCAGTTCAGCGTCAGAGGATTTAAAAATAAACTCAAGCTCTGGCATTTCACGGTTTGAGGTCGGCACCGGGATCTTGCTCAGTGTGCAAGTGCCGGTCATGGTCACAGTGTTATCGCCAACAATCTTTTTATAGATAAACGGCACGACATCGTTCAGCTCACCCAAACGCATCGCCTTATCAATGTTGATATAGTCGGCAACTGTTTTGCTGTCAGCCTGCAAGCGAACGGTAATAGTTGCGCGGCGATCAACGCCGGTCACCACAGAGCCTTCGCCCTTGGTGCCGCTGTAGCTGGTGCTTGAGTCGTTATCAAACTCGGCGGTGATGGCATCGCCATCAGCAAAGCCGCGAGCCGCAACCGTATTCCATGAGAAGGAAAATTTAGAAGTGTTTACGCTCATTGTCCGAGTCTCCAATTGCCGGTGATTTTCCATTCATCAATGGCACTGTTCAGATAGTATTGATAAACGTCTGCGAAGTCTGCCACACCGCTAGCGCGGGTTGTTGCGTCAATAGTGTCAGGGTCTGGCAGCTGGATAGTTGCCGGGCGCTCAGTGGTATCGACAATGATACGGCGATCCAGTGCGCGGGTCTTCCATGCGTACAAAATGCTTTCAACGTCCGCGAAGGTTTCATCATCAAACGCCATTAGATCATTCTGGAAAGCATAGTTCGCCAAGCTCACCTCAACACTTACATCGTGCCAATCAGCACCCCATTGAATGCGAAGCTCTCGATCAGTGCAAGTTCTGCCACGGAATAAATGCGTGAAAGTGGTGTTCTTGAATGTCTCGATAAAGTTGTAACCCTTACCGGTGCCTTGCTCTGCCAGTACGTTCTGCTCTGCCGCGCTCAGATTGGAATCACTGACGCCAATCAACGGCTGATAATCCCACTGGCTTGCACCTTCCTCAGTCGTGGACATCCGGCCAAGCAGCGCGGCATCGGGGCGCTCTTTGCTTAGGTCAACACTGCCACCAACCAAGGTCACGCTTGCCGGGTGATAAATGCAGGTCGTGCGATCCTGAGTGGTAGAGCGACACAGATAACCAACATCAGTAACAGAGACAGCGTTTAGAGCTTCGGGATCGTTGGTCATTAGGAATGTCTCAATGCGATCCTCAAAGGATGCGCCGTAGTTACTCAGTGCAACCTGATCAGTGACGTCAGTATCAGCCTTGCCAATAAAGCACTGGAAGTACCAAGCTGCACCCAGAGCAACGGCGTCATCGAGAGCCTCATCCAGTGTTTCGGAAGCGCCAGCCTTATCCCAGTAAACCAGCAAAAGTGTTTCAGGTTTCAATTCTTGACTAAAGAAAGTCTCCGCGAACTCATACTCTGGGGTTGTTGCGGTCAAAGTTTCTGACCAATCGTCAAGACTCACAATCTCATATCGATTGGTTGACGGTAGCTCGTTAGTGGTAACAAGCATCACTTGGTCAAGTGTCTGCCCGTTTGCCGCCTTATCCTTTAAAACGGTCTGGACGCTAAAGCGTCTGCGAATTGGTGTTGGCATTGCCTAAACCCTCTTTTGATTAAGCCTAAACAATAGGCCACTTGATTAATGAATCAATGATACCACTGCCGTCGGTTTTCAGGAACCGCCCCGCAATCTGTATAGATTTTATTCTATCCCAATCATCAACATTTTCAATCGTGTATCTGAATTCGATATCACTTTGCCAGCGCTCAACAAAGTTGGTGTCGCCAAGCCCGGTAAGGTTTTGCGGATTGCCAAGCCTTGAAATGGTCAGCCCACCATCTTTCAGAATGTTCCTATAGCGCCAAAAATCGCCCGATGAATTCAGCCTATTGATTAGCGTATAGCCATACTCGCCAAACACGTTGAACGATATCAGAATGGTCGCATTATTCTTTGTGCTTTTGGCAATAAAGTCGGCGTCCTTCACTTCGGATTCAAGCCGGTTGTAGTCGCTGACATTGATAGCCAATAACTGAAAGGTAGCGTATTGACCATCCGGCTTATCAAGCGCCGTATTAATCGGAGCCTGCCAAACATCAAGGCCGGTAATTTCATTCATCCACGTTAAAATGGTGCTTTCGATACTCATTCGCCCGCCTGCACTTTTCTCAATAGGTTGCGGTAATTGCCTGCCAAGTGGTTCCGGCGATTGCTTTGCATAACCAGATAGCGCTCACCTTCCCAGATAATCACATCGCCCTTTTTGCCTCCCTCGGTAATATTCAGCCGCTGTACAGAATGAATAACAATGGCGCTCGATGGAGTGGAACCTTCTGTGAGTGCCTTCAGGTCGTTCTCACCTGCAGGCTGTGGATACGTCCCCTTAAACGTGAAAGGTGACGCCACGGCTGGCACAGCTCGACCATTCGCGTCTTTTGTGGTTGCACCAAAGCGCTCGCCGGAATGTTTTATCAAAAGGTCGC